ACGAGCGCTGTTGTTGCCGCGCGCCCGCACACCATGACCAAGACGATGTTCCTACGGGATGGCCAGAACACCCAGTCATATCCCGACGCGCGCCGGTAGATGACGTTCAGGTCCGACTCCCACAGATAACTCTCCGGGGGAACGGTGCCCGCCGTTTCTGCGGTGAGGACATGCGCGTTCGTCTGGACGTACTCCGTCAACGACGTGATCGACTCAATGGGCTTCGACCGCGGAAGGATCGTGAAGTTCCCGCCGTCATGACGTTCCGTAACTGACCGGTCGACGATCGGGCCGCAGAGGACGTCGAAGCGGAGACTGACCGCCGTGTTCATGGAGGTGAGCCGCGTGTCGTAGGTGTTGTCCTTGACGTTGATCGCTTCGCGGGCCTCGTCGAGGCTGAGGACATCCAGCGTGCTTGTCACTAGATACCCCCTGGTACAATCTGATCGCCGCTATCGCGGTGCGAATTAGGCAGAACGGATACGCGACTCAGCGCCCGTCGCATCTCGGATACGCCGCCCGAGCACCCCTACTTCGGTGGGGGTGATTTCGCGTCAGGCGCCATCAAGCACCGTCCGAGCGGAATGGGTTCACCAAGTGGAGGACCAGGAGGACGGGCAGCCACACACCGAGCATGGGGACCGTTGCGAGAATCAGGACCGGCGCCGCCCACTGGAACAACCGCACCGAATCGGTGGCGACGAGCAGTTGCCCGTAGGCGAGAGCGAGCGCGACCCAGAGTCGCGTTGACCCGTTCGCGATGCCGAGAACGCACACACCCCACGGCAGGACATAGATCCAGAGTGGATCTTTGCGGTGATATTCGACCGCCGACCGGAACGGATGCGCCAGGATCTCGGCGTGTTCCGGGTTACTAGCCAGCGGGTCGCGACCAGCCTTCAGGCACGCTCGGAAGAACACTGGCGCCAGGCCAACCAGCAAGATGGGCTGCCACGCATAGACGGCTGCAAACGGTGGCGCGGTCTCTTTTACACACCCGGCAATCAAGACCAACACAACGGCCAGCCACAAGAGGCCATGCGTTGCCGCCGTAGCTGCCCCAAGTGCGAGCGTCATCGCCGGCAGATCCACCAACACCGGATGCTGGACGTTGTAGTGGATAACGCCCGACAGACCCAGCCCCAGCAGACATGCCCACCAGCTCCCCGTGTAGGCCCACAGGAGGGCCAGGTAGACGATCGCGGACGCGTAGGCGGGTATCCGCCACCGGTCCTCGTCCTGCCCGATCAGACGAGGGAGGAGCCACCGGAAGTGGAACGGCCGCGACACCTTCTGATGGCCGCCAAGAGCGAGATATCGGACGCCGTCCGGGGTCAGTCTGTCAGTCACAACATCCGACCAAACCCAGGACTGGGGCGCGGTTCGCTCGGTGGCGTCCACGTCTCACCCTCTGGGGTAACGAACTTCCATCCCGCGATCGAAATCGCGATCAGTAGTGCGTCCCAGTCGGACATCCGACGTTGGCGGTAGTTCTCATCCGTGTCGAGAGTGCCGTAGCCGTGCATCGGAGCGACGACCGCGTCGATGGCCCTCTGTAGCCGCTCGTCAGTCACCGCTTCCACACGCCGAGCGTGAACGTATCCGGGTGACGCTTCCCCAAGTCGTAATCCACCTGCAGGTCGCCCGTCGAGTATTCGATCTCATGGCGGTAGAGCTCGTGCGGTTCGAGCGTGAACCCCAGTGGCTCGAGCGTCGTGAAGTCCTCGGTCCAATCCCAGTCGTCGAAGACGACCGTGCAATGTTCCGCCGCGAGGTCGGGGAGCATCGACACGAACGCGCCGACATCCGCAGGAGCATGGGACGCGTCGTAGAAGATGAACCCGTACGGTCCCGGCGGCGTGTGATTCTGGAAGTCGCCGACGATGAGCTCGAAGTCCAGCTCATAGACGAAGTCGTCGGTGTTCTCAAGGAACGTGTCGACGCTGACGCTCCGCCATTGGTGATTGTCGACCGTGACGAACCGCCGACCCTCTGGCAGTCCCCATGCGATAACGCAGGTCGAGAGTCCGGTGTAGTGCCCGATCTCAAGAGCGTCGCCATCGGACCCGCGGGCGAGCGTTTCGAGTTGGTTACATTCCGACGGGGAGAGCAACCCGCCTTTCCTGAGAATCAGCGAAGCCCAGTTCACCCTTCGACCCCAGCCGCCGCCTTGATGGCCTGCTGGAAATCCCAGGTCTTCTCGGTGACGTGAATCCCGTGCTTGTCATGCGACGTTTTCGTCATCGTGTCGATCCACACCGGGAGATCGGCCTGCGATGCGCGAATGAAGAACGAGATGTCTTCGCTGAAGTAAGCCCTGCCCTCCAGTCCGGGGGAACCGTCGGGGATCTCCAGCGGAGTCCACCAACCGTCAGGGCCGATCTTCTCCAACGCGCTCCGGTGGATGAGGAGCATCGCCGCGCCCGACGAGTCGACGTGAAGAACCGAATCCTTCTCGTACTCGAGCACGTACTTGTAGCCGAGGATGTCGCCGTCTTCGTTGCGGTTCCAGATCCCGATCGTGGGGAAACACTCGAACGTCTCACCGTTCGTCTCCGGATCCCAATCCGTCGTACTCAGGGAGAAGCAGAGCCCGCCGATGATCGGCTTGAACGACTCACCCCCGCGGGCGACACCGACCATCCGATGAACCGCCCATTCGGGGAAGCCCATATCGGCGTCGATGAAGAGCAGCCAGTCGGATTCGCTGCGCATGAACTCCGCGGTCACGAAGTTCCGCGCGCCCGCAATCCAACCGCTACCGGCCTTGCGCGAGATCATCCCCAACCACATGCCAGTCCGCGCCAGCTCGTACCGCTTCATCCGGTCGACACTGTCCATGAAGATCATCGACACGTCGCCGGGAGCGATGTAGCCGATCGTCACCCGGTCCTGCGGGGTCGCGTTCGGGTGAGGTTTCGCGGCGCGCCGCTCCGCGCGGTTCACCGAGTCTCCAGATCATGTTTCGGATTGTGGACGCGCGCCGGGTGATCTGCGGTCTTCCGCTTCTTTTCTTCTTCGCGTTTCTTCGCGCGGCGTTTCTTGAACATCTGAGCCTCCCAGCCAGGGGGATTGAGAACCCCGACTGAGCGCCAGGGGGATTACAAGGCCCGGAAGAATCCGGGTAAGCCGTTGACCGTCGACGGCTCGGCGTCCGACTTCCTGAGATAGAAGCAGAGCAGGTGCCGGTCGAAACTGTTGTCGGGGTAGCCCTGGATGTAGTCGCCATCCTCGATCAGCCCCGCCGCACGGACCGACTCGATCCACTCCTGGTAGGTCTCTTCAGGGTCGCGCGGTTCTTCCAGATCGACAGTCAGATAGCACTGACGATCGACACCATGACCGCAACAAGCGAACGCGGCACCCTCAATCCAACCGAGACACGGATCAGGATGAGCAAACGAGCGAGGTTGAGAACAGACCGCGCACGGACCGTCGCCCTTCACCCGACAATCCGCAACTGCTCACCGACAACGCGATTGCCCTTCGACGCATTGCAAGAGCGATGCGCGAGAGCGACATTCGCTCGCGTGTGCGGGCCGCCGAGCGACGCGGGGACGATGTGGTCCATCGTCGCTTCGTTGCGCTTCACGAGCTTCTTGCAGAGATGGCAGCGGTGTCCGTCGCGTTCGTAGATCTCGTCGAGCGTGAACCGCTCTGCCGTCGGGGAGCCGAGGCGCTTGGCGCGGTAGGCCGAGTCCTGCGCGCGCTTCCAGTCGCCGTTATCGCGGGAGTACTGGACCGCCCGGTCGATCATCGCCTGGCGGTTCTTGTCGTAATACTTCGCCCACGCCTTCTTGCGGATTTCGACGGTGCGTTCGGGGTTGGCCTTCTGCCACTTGACAGACTTCAGAACCGCTCGTCTAGAGCCGCATTCCTTACCGCAAACTTGCGGTGGTCGCCCACCATTGCCGCGATCTCGTTCGAACACGGAGTCGCAGATGACACATTTAAAGGACTTGATGAGCACTGCCCATCCCTTCTATCCAAGGAATGCATTGATTGTACTTGGTGGGTGAGACAACGGGGATAGCCGCTGCCTCACCCACCAAGACACACATTACAGGTTGCTGTTCTAGGTCAAACCGGACAACTAGAACGTAGGGGCGTTAAGCCCCGTTCCGGTCAACCAGGCCACACTCTGTGGATACCGCTCAGCGGTGAACGCAATGTACTTAAATATCTGAAGGCGGATTTTTAGGTTCGCGGACAGCACGTCCGGCAGGACGCGGGTGTTGAGTCCGCCTTCCCACAGGAGCGGGTCGGACCGGCGGATGATGATGACCCGGTCCTCACCTGTGCTCGCGCCCTGGTTCGTCGGGATGTTCGGGTCGACGAACACGTCGATGCCCTGCATCGAACCGACCGCACCCTGAGATGCGACCTCGACACCGCCGGCCATCGAGTTGAACTGCGGCTGAGCGACTGGCAGCACCAATGGACGGTTGCTCGTGTCCGACGCGGCAAGGAGGAACGCCCACCGACGCGGGTGCATGATGATCGCATCCGGCGGGAGGTACCTCGACGTGTGGACCGAGTTGATCAGGCCCGCAACCTTGCTGTACAGCGCGGCTGCGGTCGTACCCGTGAACGTCGCGGTGGTGACACCGGACGTGACGGTCAAGATCCCCTTCACTTCACCCGACGCGCCGGTCCCGTAGAGGACTTGCTGGTCGAGCTTCATGTTGAGGTCCGCGACGAGGTCGGTGAAGATGATCTCGTCGAAGTTCAGCGGCGACTGATCGAGCAGCTGGATTGCGATGTCCTGCTGACCCGCCAAAGTCTGGACCGCGGCAGAGACCGTCGCATCCGTGACGTCCGTCGAGGAAACCGAGCCACCATCCGCCGTTTGGATTGCGACGGTGGAACCCGTCGACAACTTCGGGATGTTGAGTGAGTCGGTCCCACCGGGGAGCGCCATCGAGCCGATGACGTTCGCGGTGGCACGACCGGCACGCAGAACTGCGGCGTATTCGTCCATCAACCACGCGGGCGGGACGAAGTAACCGCCCTGGCCGTCGGTGCGGTTCGGGTTGGTCCGTTGCTCGAAGTCGACTTCTTCGCCGTGGCGGTTCAGTCGATCCTTCGCGCCGCGGTCCTGGTTGACCTGAGCGTTGACGAGATCACGGAAGTACGAGACCTTCGAGCCGCGCTCGTAGGTCGGGGCTTCGCTCTTCACCCGGACTTGGTTCTCGACCAACGCGGTGCGCTTGAACGCCCGGTCGGTGTTCTCCGCACGCTTCTCTTCGTCCGCGAGCTCGGTCACGCGAGCGTCGCGGGCGATGATGTCGTCGTCGAGAGCCTTGATGGCTTCGGTGATCGTGCGGAACTCGGTGTCTTCGTCTTCGGTGAGGTCTTCGCGACCCTCATCCTTGGCGAACTGGAGAAGCGAAGAACGCTTCTCTTTCAGGCCGGTGACCGCGGTACGGTCCACGTCCTGCTTGGCGATGAGACGCGTCAGCATCTCGTTTGCTTCGGACATTGTTTCTCCTGTGAGAGTTGTTGAGTGCTTCTCACGGGTGATCGCGAAGCCGAGAGACGAGGGCGCCAAGGTTCGGCGAGTCGTTGTTTCGGGTGCGACCGAGGCCGGGGTTTCAGTCGAGCAGTGCAGCGCGTTCTGCTGCCTTGATGCTCATGGTCTTACGTGGGGTCAACTCGGTGATGAGTTGGTCCACGTTCTTGCGGACCGCGTGAAGGTCATCGAGTTCGATGCCTCCATCCGCGGAACGCATTTCGACAAGCAGATCGTCGAAGTTCTTGAGTGAGCGGAGCGCCTCATGGAGTTTCAGGGATGTTCCCGAGTTCGCTCCGTCCTTGACGATGGAGACGTCCCCGCCGTCGACGTTGACTTCGCGAACAACGCGCTTGGTGTCGTCCTCTGTCCATTCGTCGACAGTGACGCGGAACGCCCAACTCATATCCGAGAGGTCCCCGCGCTCGATCTTGTAGCGGATTGCCTGGACGTGCGGGTCGCGCGGCTCGAGGCCGGCGCGCACGTAGTAGCCGTGCTGGTCGGTTCCGATCTGCAGCGTGCCCGAGAGTGTGCGCGCGAGTGGTAGGCCTCCGTGATCGACATTGAGGACTACGTTCGGGCTCCGACTGAGCGTCCGATTCAATGCGCCGCGGTCGATGACCTCGGTGAACTCGCCGTAACGGTCACTCACGATGTAGGGCTGGTCGAAGACCGCCGCATATCCCTCGAACTCGAGGAGACCGCTCTTGCCTTCACGGAGTTCACATTCCTGAAGGCCGCGCCGCTCGGGTACGCCTTTCAACAGCTCTGAGCGTGAATCAGTCATTGGGCGGTCCTTGATCTGGGGGCATTGGCGGTTGTTCCCCAGCCGGTGGGAGGTCTTCCGTTCCAGATTCGGTTTCGGGCATCTCCGGCAATCCCTCGAAGTTGCGGACCTCGGGGGCGACGAGGAACCCCGCGTCGATGCCGATCTGCCAGGCCTGGTATCTCGCGAGGAGGTCCGACTTGAGGAGGTTCTTCGTGTCGAACTTGACGAACGTCGTCCGCGGAAACAGGGCAGTGAACGAATCCTCGAGCCTGACCAACCACGGGTTGATCGCGTTGTTGAGGAAGTCCATCGCCCGCTGTTCACGGTTCGCGTAGGTGATCGTCGCACCGCGCGCGGCCGCGCCGATCATCTCGGGGGCGACACCGAAAATCTGGCAGATCATCACCTGGTTGTACCGTTGGACCTCGATCAGCATCGAGTCCTCTGGCGTGACGTTCCAGGGCGTGAGCTTGACGCCCGCACCCAAGACGGGAGTTTCCCGGCTCTCGGTCGCGCGCTTGATGCGCAGCCTGATGGCGTTCGCCTGGTCTTCGGTGACCGGCTGGTCTGTCGTCGCGGCCGCGGTCGGATGGATGCCATTTTGGAAGAAGTCCAGCCCGAACCGTTCCGCCTCGACCCCCATCCCAATCACGCGCGACGCATACTTGACCGGTGAGAGCCCCGCGAGGTCGCCGGGCATCATCGGGCCGGGACAATGCCACATTTCTGAAGAGGTAAGCGTCTTGCCGTGGATCTTGAACACCTTCACGCCCGAGCGGATCTTCGCGCCGGTCGCGGTGTTCACATCCCCACCGTCGGACTTGCGGACGTTGACCTGTTGCGGGTCGACCAGATCAATCTGAGTCGGGTATCCCAAACGGTCGGTGTTCGTGATCAGCCCGTAGGCGTTGCCTTGGAGGAGGAGCGCCATCATCACCTGATGCACCCACTGCACCCCCGAGAGGTAATCGGACGGCTTCACCAAGATCGGCGGTTTCGGTTCGACCTTGTCCGCGACACCCAAGTTGATGCCAGGGTCGCCGATGTACGCGTCGACGGGGAAGGTCCCGATGATGTCCGCGATGATCCGCACACACGCGTAGACGGCGGCGTGACGCATCGCCTGATCGCTCGAGACCGAATATCCCCCACCGGCGATGGTCGCGGTCTGCCCGTTCGTCGGGATCATCCATGACGGCATGAACGACGTCAGGTTCGCGTCGCGATGCTCTTGACTCCGTCTGATGATGCTCATTCGCTCAACAGCCAGGAGATCAACACAACGACCACTCCTGCCATCATCAACCCAACCGCGAACCCGAACTGCACCGACACGCCCGCGATAATCAGGACCGCGCCGAGAACTTCACCGATTGTCGTCAAGGTGTCGCGCACGTTTGTCTCCTGTTACCAGACGTTCGCGGCGACATCGACGACCGGATCTGCCTCCGGCATCTTCACCGCGGCATAGAGCGCGAGCACCGCAGCGACCGATGCGTCAATCTTGAGATTGCCGGCCTTCACGAAGACGAACTGACTCCGTCCATCGTCGGCGTCATCATTCACCCGGACCTGTTTGCGTGCCGTCGCCGCCAGGTGACGGGTCAGGAGTTCCGAACCGTCGTGAGTGATCGAGCCTTCACGCACCGCCGTCGCGAACGCATCGCACGCCGGGGCGAAGTAGCCGGTCTTGTTCGTGTGCAGCTCGGCGACGCGGTCGTCGTAGAGCCGCTGCCATTCCTCGAGCTCTGAACGCCAGAGCGGGGGATCACAGAACATCAGCCCCACGTCGTACCGGCCCATCACTTCCGCGAGCGTGTCATGGACTTCGGAGCGTGAGACCCGCCATGAGCGGTCGGCGCCGGCTGGACGTTCCCATGCCGCGATCTCGAACAGGTGCCGATCTTGCGTGCAACCCCAGAGGACCGTCGCATCATTCGAGAACGAGCCGTCGAATCCGATCCCGATGCGTTCACCGGGGAGGATCAGCCGGTCCTTGCGGACCAGTTGCGTCCATCGCCGCATGTCCACCGCTCGGTTGGTTCCCGTCGCGGGACGGTTGAAATAGAACCGCAGCGCATCGGATGGTTCGGTGGCGGGGTCCGCGACCTCTAACGCGATCCGGTGGAGATCCACCCACTGCACCGAGTCGCGGTATGAGAGTTTCAGCGCCTCGACGACCTCGTCGATGTTCTCGGCGTTGGTGAAGTCATCGACCTCTGGGGCTTCGGCGAAGTCATACCAGAGCCCCGGCGAACCCTTCTCCCAGGCCTTGAACGTCTGCTCGGCGACCGTCCCGTCACCGATGGCATGGGCGTTCGGAGTCTCGAACGTCCGCCCGCCCATCTTCGCGACGTTCCGCCGGAGCGTCGCCGCGAGGCGGATGCCGCCGTTACTCCGCGTCCATGATTCGGTCTGGTCGAGCACCGCGAACGTGAGCGGCTGACCTTCCCGCGATCCCGCCGCAGCGGTCACCGGCTCGATCCGACCCGCGCGCCCACGGAGGAGAATCCGGGTCAGTCCGAGGTCGATGCCGTATTGGTCGACCGCCGGGGAGTCGCGGAGCATCTCGTAGAGGGCGATGTAGGTGTTGTCGGTCTGGTCTTCACTCACCGCCGCTATCTGAATCCACGGTGACTGGTGAGGAACCCCGACCGCCTCGCCGTCCTCGAAGTGGGAGAAGACGGTCGGCCCGACCAGCTCACAGTAGGAGAGGAACCCCGCGAATGGGGACTTGCCCCACCCCTTCGGCCGGCGGAACCCAGCCCGCCGAAACAAGAATCGTCCTCGGGCATCGACCGCATACCAGTCGAGCACCGCTTGGGCTTGCTCGTCGGTCAGCTCGAGCGGCCTGCCGTAGAACGAACCGGATGGGACAACCAGATCCTCAGCGAGAGTGAGTAGACCCCATCCGAGTGATGCCGCCACCTATCCGACCGGCTTGAGGTGCGAATAGCGTTTCCGCGACCGGCCCTTCGTCTGGTCGGGCTTCGCGATCTCGTCGTCGGCCACCATCCGCCACCGCAGGGTGAGGAGTGCCTTCGGGTTCAGCCCGTGACGGTCCTCGATCTGGCGGAGCTCCGAGAGCAGCGCCCCAATCGACGCCGGCGGTTCCGGTGCCCAGACCCATTCCTGGAGCAGCGCCCACCGCTCAAGCTCGGAGTCGTCCTCAGCCCATTGGGTCGCCTGCGGCGTCGCCCACAACTTTGTCCACCGGGTCTTCGTCCGCTGCGACCACTTCCGCCCAGCGGGCAGGCTCGGAGCCGCGCCGGAGCGGCCCGACCTCGGGAGGTTCACCCAGGAAAACTGGGGTTCGTGGCGGGTGACCCGCTCTGAATCCGGCTTCGGCGCTGGAGGCATTCCCGGATCTCCAGTTCTGCACAGATGGCTAGGCGGATGCGGGGTACAGCGCAAAACTTAAAAAACC